CTGCCGCTTGCTGTGACTCAATCACTTCAGGCTGTACAGCCGATGGTTGGGCTGTACCATAAGTACGAGGCATATCCTCTAGCTCTTCATCTGGGATTTCATCTCGTGAAGCCGTAACACCTGCATCTCGATAGAACTTTTCAAGCTTGTCAAAGACTTCTTTCGGAGTTTCATAGTTTACAAGATCGTTGTTTTTATCATCTTGTAAATGCTTCAACTTCGCTCTTGCATCCTCACGTAGGAAGATTGCCTTAGCTTCCAAGAATGCCGCAATTTTCCGAATGGCTTCGGGGTCATTTGACATATCTGGTAAAGTCTTCATCAAGAACTCACGGTCAGCGTTTGATGGGTTAGTACCAAGAGTCTTAATCTGCTTGAGCATTAACTGACCGATGATAGACTGTGCCGCCTGTGTATTCGCAGACAGTACACTCCAACGAGAGTCAGCCTCTGTAACACCTAACGCACGTGCAAACTGTTGGAAGCCTGTGATGACGCTTGAGCCGAATCCTGTGTTAATGTTCTGTAAGTTGTTCAAGATACCATTCTTCAATGTGAAGATAGTTTCGTCGTTAGTGTTAGCTTTTTCGAACTGTTCCTTTACATCTTGCAGGGATTCATTACGGCGTTGCTCTTTAAGTTTAGCCGCTTCAGATTTACCAGCCTCTTGCGCTTCCCGGTCAGCAACCTCTGCCGCACCTTTCTTAAACGCTTCTTCAAGCTGACGTTGTAACTCAGCTTTAACAGCAGGCTCTTTAGTACGCTCGATCTGTGTGATCAGCTTACGAATGACTGTAGCCTGACTACCGTACTGCACAAAGCTGATAGAGCCGTATTTAGCTGTTGCTTTGTCCATCAGGTCTTCTTCGATCTGTTTCGCTTTATCAGCCGCTATCACCGCAGACTGAAGCATACCACGTTGACGGAACTGTTCAGCTAGATCGTAGTAATACTGTGAGGAGCCAAACTCGCCTGTCACGTTCTTCGCAATCTCTTGTTGCTGTCTAGCCTGCTGTACACGAGGATCAAAGGCCGCACCAGTCTCCGCAATCGCATTGAACAGCCGCTGATTAGGAGCATTCTCAAACTGTGGAGCAGTCTGTCGGATCTGTTGCCTAACAGCGTCTTCAACGCTACGAGGGCTTGCAAACAATCCTAAGATTTGTGATTCTGCCATGATAACTCCCTATGAGTAGTACAGGTTAGGGTTCTGCAACGAACTACCAAATGAAGGGTTCGAGTACCCACCACCGCCTGTAGATCCGCTAAACAACCCAGCATCATAGGCTCTACCGCCTAACTGACCTAAAGAGCTTAACAAAGCCTCATAGCGTCCTGCGGCAACATTACCAGCCTGTCCTTGGAGAGATGCAATATTCCGGGCTGATGAAGCAGATCTACCTGCCGCTTCAAGCCTACGCATACGTTCTGTATCAGCCAGATTGAGGCCGTAATCCATTTCAGAACGTCCAATATCATAGATACCACGCTCTTGCCCAAACAGCGTATCTGCAAGCGCAATGTCTGCGGTAATGTCCCTACGAGCAAGATCATAGCTTTCAGCGGCTGTAGCGGCTCTCTGAGCCTCTTGAGACTGCGCTAGCGCCATAGCGTATGGGTTAGCCGCACCACCATAGCCAATGTCCGTAGCAAGCCCTGTGAGGCCTTTAGAGGCAAGACTACTAAACATCCGTTCCTGTGCAAGCTCTCTGCCGGGCTGTGCCAATGCCTCTAAACGTGCTGTACGAGCCTCTGCCGCCGCCATTGGATCAATGTCGATGCCGCCCAACATCTGCTCACCTAATCCTGCGTAGATATCTGCACGTTGCTGATAGCGGGGATCGAGGTCAAAGCCGACATCTGTTAAACGCCCTTCTTCATCGACAGTGGTACGCATTGTACCGTAAGGGCTGGTAAAGCCTACCGGACGGAACTTAGCCGCCTCTTCAGCCGCCGCACGAGCTTCACGCTCTGCCGCTATCTGACGGTCTATACCAGCTTGCTGTGCTTTAGAGCTTCTATAAGCACCGTATGCTGATAACGCTCCGCCGACTATTGCTCCCCACATTATTGATACCTCTTAATAAATTCCATAGGTGTTTTAATCACCAATCACGATCCACATAATATAACCATACCTTGTTGAGCCAACATCCTCATGTAGCCTAGCGCCGACACTGATTGTTCCTGCAGAAGCATCCCAACCAGTAACATAAGCATAAATTCGGTTAGCTGTTTTTACAGTTGCTTGAGCGTGGTAGATGTTTGTAAAGTTATTGGTTAGATTATTAGTAACAGCAACATTGCTACCTTGTGAGTATGCCCCTCCAGTAAATGACTGCTGTGCTGTGATGCCCCATTCGACAATCAAGCCGCCGGGTAATGTAAAAGAACCTGCTTCACCCGCACTTTCAGTAACTGTTTGTACAGCAATTTCTGTAACACCAGTTAAACGTCCTTGAGCATCTACAGTAATCTGAGGAATATTTGAAGCATCGCCATAGGTATCTGCGGTAACTGCTGTATCTGCTAGTTTATCCGCTGTAACCGCATCGTCCGCAAGCTGTGTTGTACCAATAACTCCAGTTTGAGCCAGTGCAGACTGTACCATTGCTGTGGTGGCAATCTGAGTGGTATTCGTAGCCGCCGCCGCTGTAGGTGCTGTTGGCACTCCAGATAACTCTGGAGACTCTAAATTAGCCTTTGTTGAAATTGCGTTAGCGATTGCATTAAACTCATTGTCAATCTCAACCCCTTTAACCTTCTTGTTTGCATCCCCAACTGGTAAAGAGTCTTTGGATGCAAAGTTGGTTGCTTTAGTATAATTGCTCATTTAACTCACCAGTTTTCCATTCTTTGCGAAAATGTCCATCTTTTGCAGTGACAACGCACCGCCCTGAATATCTGCTTCAATACCGATTTGTACAACAGCACCTTTACCGCCGATGTTTAATGAAATATTATCCAAGATAATACCGCTTGAATACTCCGCTTCGTTGTCTGTACCATCATCTGAGAAATATTCATCTACGTTGTATTCAGATGTGATACCTTCAGACAGTTCAAAAGATGTTGAACTATAATTGATGTTGTAATCAAATGCCCATTTCAGTGAAGCATTCTGATTTGTTGCTCCAATAATAGCTAATCGTATTTTCTTTAGAATACTTTCAAGTGCTGAGTTACCGAAGTCAAAGTAGTTGGTGAAGTAAGCCATACGGTAAGTTGTACCGTTGTCTGTATAGCCATTATAGAGGCCTACATAGCCATCTTGTCCTACCAATAAATTACCATTTTTACGTACCGCATAGGCTGACGGTGTAATATCTCTCCAGAGTGTTACCCGTCTACTACCGTCTTGTAAAGCGGCTCGCATGTCGAAGCAGTACGTGTATCCAGTGGCAGGTAAAGTGAGCAGATAGAACGCATTTGTTTGGGAGAAAACACCTTTGATTCGATATTCCGATTCACCAGCAATATATTGTACAATCTCATCACGAACATTCCGGGATACATCACCGATTGGTGAAGACTGTTCTTGAATTGTACGTCCGATTGTTCGTACACCGTCTGCAGAGAGGAATACCACATCGCTACCAACATTCTGTACGGAGTCACGTGCGATACAACCGATACCTTTAATGTGATCTGTCATTTGGAATGCGGTGCCTGTAGGGTCTTCAGCACCTGCAAAGAATGCAATGTTTCTACGTCCAAAGATAACTAGGCGATTGTTATAGGCTGTTACCGCTGTGATAGTGTCGTCTTCACCAAAGATCTCACGTACATTTAAATAGCCTGTACCAGTCCCTGAGAAAGATTGAGGCTCTAATATCTTAGACCAATAGAGTGTGTAGTCATCAGCAACCCAAACACGATTAAAACAAGCCGCACCACAGCTAGGTGTAGTAGAACCCGGTGCAGATGTGTATTCGCTGTAAGTGTCTGCACTGCCATCGTAGTACACCATTTGATGGTCTTGTTGTACAAACACTGCATAGTTGTTGAAGCAAATGATTTGCCAATCATCTTCTGTGATACTAATCGGTGTTAAGTCAGCGTCAGTAAGTTCTGTCGATGTGCCGTTGTCTTCTAATCGCCATAGTTTATTGTTAGCGGCATACAGCACCTCTAACGTACCATCTGATTGAGTGTATTCAGCAATAGAGCGTACTTGTCCAGTAAAGGCTGTACCGTTTAACTTTGTCCAACCTTTTCGACTACCGATACGTCCAAACTTGTCAATGATGCAGTTCGTAGCCTCTAACGCAAAACCATTCGAAATGGTAATACCAGACTCCTGAGTGTTTAGCCCATAGAAGCCCGGTGCGGCGAGTGTAACGGCCTGCAATGCACCAGCCATTAAAACTCTCTCCAAACAAGCTCATCAGCAAAATGATTAGCTTCAATTGCAATATGGTCTGATAAAGACTGTGAATACAACGCTGTTGCTTCCTGTGAGGCAATTCCGCCGTCTTCACCACGTTCTGCAACAGCACGTGCATAGGCACCTAATATGACAGGCTCTGAAGGGCATAACAGTGTATCAGAGTTGC